CCAAAGCCTGGACTCGATGCGGCGGCTGCTGAAGCAGATGCGGGACGAGATTGCCCAAGCATCAGGCGCGCCACGGCGTCGCCGCATCGTGCGCCTCTACCAGTCGGGGACCGGAAATGTCTGATATCGCCGAAGGCCCTTACCGCGCCGCCGGCAATGGCCGACGCCTGCGCACTTTCCGGCCGACCTCGCTCGGGCCCAATGCCGCATTGACGGGCCTGTCCACATTGCTGGCCCGGGCACGGCATCTGGCCCGCAATGATCCGTGGATGGTCAGTGCGCTCAACAAGAGCGTATCCAACGGCATCGCCACGGGCATCCAGGCAAAGCCAGTTTGGGGGTCGAAGGAGCACAAGAAGAAGCTCACCAAGCTGTGGACCCGCTGGGGCAAGTACGCCGATGCAGACGGCGTGCTGGGCTGGGAGGGCCTGCAGGCGCTGTCCTGGCGCGAGTGGAACGAAGCCGGCGAGGTGTTCGCCCGGCTCCGCTACCGGCGGCCCGAGGACGGCTTGCCGGTGCCGCTGCAGGTGCAGCTGATCGAATCGGAGCAGTGCCCGCAGCACTACAACGGCGTGGCCAGCAACGGAAACGCGATTCGACAAGGCATCGAGGTCGATCGCATCGGGCGCCGCGTGGCCTACTGGATGTACCGGGAACATCCCGGGGATCTGCAGCAGACCGTCAACGGCAACGAGTTGGTGCGTGTGCCTGCGGAGCAGGTGCTGCACCTCTTCCGGCCGAGCCGCGCCGGTGCGATGCGGGGCGTACCACGCTCCGCTCCGGCTCTGCTGCGCATGTTCAACCTGGACCGCCTCGATGACGCGGTGCTGGAACGGCAGGCGCTGGCCAACCTGTTCGCAGGCTTCATCACATCAGATGCCAGCGCTGATGGCGACGAGGGCGATGCCGTCGGAGATCTGATCACCGGTGACGACGCCGACGGAACGGCCATCGGTGGCCTGGAACCCGGCACGCTGCAGGAGCTGCCACCAGGTCGGAAAATCGACTTCGCCAATCCGCCCAGTGCCGGCTCGGACTATGCGGAGTTCCTGCGCGGTCACCTGCTGGCGATCTGCGCCAGCCAGGACGTGCCCTACGAGGTGCTCACCGGCGACTTGCGCAACGTCTCCGACCGCGCGCTGCGCCTGATCCTCAACGAGTTCCGCCGTGTCATCGAGCAGGACCAGTGGCTCTACATGATCCCCATGTTCTGCCAGAAGGTTCGCGACGCCTTCATTGATCAAGCGGTGCTGGCCGGCCTGCTGAAGGTGCCACGGTATGCGGCCCTTCGCGACGACGTGACCGAGACCCTGTGGGTGCCCGAGGGTTGGCCGTGGAGCCACCCGGTGCAGGACGTGACATCCGAACTCAAGGCTGTGCGGGCGGGCTTCAAATCACGCAGCAAGGTGGTGCTGGGCGCTGGCGAGGATCCCGAACAGGTCGACGCTGAGCAGGCGCTGGACAACGAGCGCGCAGACGCGGCCGGGCTTCGCTACGACAGCGACCCGAGGCGTACGAACGCCTCCGGTGCCCGGCAGGACGACGAACCCGGCGCCCCTGGCGCCAACAACAATGAAGGGAATGACGATGACGAGTAAGCCTGGCCTCTTGGCCCGAATGCTGGGTCGGGGCAGCCGTGCGCCTGTGGTGGCCTCACTCGCGGCCGCGGTCCTCAATCAGCCGTTGCTGGTGCAGCCGACCATCGGCGAGGCACTGGTGGGCGGCTATCTGGAAGGGAAGGTCACCAGCGACGACAGCGTGCTGAAAGCCGACCGCTTCGAAGTGTCCGGCGCCGACGGGCAGCCGGTGGGCGTCGCCCAGAAACTGATCGGTGTGATCAACCTGTCCGGTGCAATGGTCAACCGGCCGATGCCCGGCGCCAGCGGCCCAGGTCCGGTGAGCTACGCCGCGGTGCGCGACTTCTTCGATGAACTGCTCAACGATGATGCGGTGACCTCCATCATCCTGCGACTGGACACGCCGGGCGGCATGGCGTCGGGCTGCTTTGACCTGGTCGACCACATCTTCGAGGCGCGTGGTAGGAAGCCGGTGTATGCGCTGGTCGATGACCATGCGTACTCCGCTGGTTTCGCCCTCGCTTCGGCCTGCGACGAGATCTGGATCAGCCGCACCGGCGGTGTCGGCTCGGTGGGCGTGGTCCGCTTCCACCATGACTGGAGCGGCAACAACGCACAGATCGGCCTGAAGGTCACCCCGCTTTTCGCAGGTGCCCGCAAGGTCGACTTCAACCCCAACTTCCCCCTCAGCGAGGAAGCGCACGCAGAGGCAATGGCGGATCTGGAGGACATGTACACGCTGTTCGTCGATACCGTGGCGCGCAACCTCGACATGCAAGCCGAAGCGGTGCGCGCCACCGAGGCGGCCTGCTACCGCGGCCAGGCCGCTGTGGCGGTGGGTTTTGCTACCCGGCTCGGCACCTGGCACGACCTGATCGCGCACCTCGGCGCGGCCGAAGCGGCACCGCCGCCCGCGCCGGGCGGCCCGGATCCGGACGACGAGCCGGAGGCAGCGGTAACGCCGTTGGTACCCGAGGCCGCACTCGCGCCGCCGGCAGCCGTCTTGGAGAACCCGGCAGCCGCGCTGGCTGCCGCGGTCGCTTCCAGCGATCTACCGCCGGCGCTCGCTGTGGCATTGCTGCGTCGCCCGATGCAGCAGGGTGAGCAGGCGGCAAGCGCGATCGAGTACGCGACCGCAGTCCAGGATGCATGCGCGGCTGCACTGCGTGGCGATGACACGATCGCGGCCAGCTTCATCGAGAAGAACACCGACCTCGACACGGTGCGTGCACAGCTGTTGTCGATGAAGGCGGAAGAGGGCCGGAGTACTCAGGTCGTCACCGCACACCCGGCCTCCATGGCCGATCAACGAGCCGCCGAAATGAAGGCGCAGCTGAACCCCAACAACATCTACAAGAACCGAGGTAACTGACGATGGAAATCTCTCTGGCCGGCACCCGCACCGGCGAATTCCTGCTGTCCGAAGCAGGCGGCGAGCGCAGCCGCGAACTGATCCGTCTGCCGGCCGGGCAGGGCATGCTGGCCGCCGGCACCCTGCTCAAGGCCGACAATACCGTGGCCGCCAACGGTGCCGATGCAGTGAAGGTGCTCTACGGCCCGGTGGATACCGGTGCGAACGCTGGCGAGCTGCCGGTGAAGGGCGCAGCGATCGCACGCGATGCAGAGGTCTTTGGCGAAAAGCTGGTCTGGGCTGACGGCGTTACCGACGATCAGAAGTTGCTGGCCGCGCTGAGCCTGGCCGAGTCGGGAATCATCACCCGCTGGACCCAGCAGCCGATCGCGTCGAACGCAGCCGATCACCTGGTGTTCGTGTCCGAACCGCTGACCGGCACCGCCGGGGTTGCGCTGGGCCCGATCGTGGTACACGTCAAGGACGTCTTTGGTGCCCTGGTCACCGGCAGCACCGTCAGCGCCACTCTGGCCAAGGCAAGCGGCATCGGAAACCTGGCCGGCGGCGGTGCGAAGGCAGCCGTGGGCGGCGTCATCACCTGGGATGCCGCGACGCTGAGCGCAGCGGGCGACTACACCCTCAAGGTGACGGCCACCGACCTGGGCGAAGCCATCAGCGACACCATCACCATCGCAGCCGCTGCCGGCGGCTGACCGCCGAGCAGCTCCCTCTTCACCCGCTGACCCCTGGCCCCGCTTTCGCGGGGCCTTTTCGTATCCCATTCCAAGAGAGAAATCACCATGGATCTGCAGACCCTTCTGGCGCTGGGCGTGCTGAGCTTCGACGCGCTGAACGCCTACATCAACAACCTGCCGCGCATCTCCACGCGGCTGGCCGACATGCGCCTGTTCCAGGAAGATGGCCTGGTCGGCACCACCATCGTCAAGGTGGGTATCAACGGCACCAAGCTGGTGCTGGTCCCGAACGTGCCGCGTGGTGCACCCGGCCAGCCCAAGGGCCTGGAGCGCGGCAAGGTGAAGCTGCTGGAAACCACCCACCTGCCGCAGAACTCGACGGTCATGGCCGATCAACTGCTGGGTGTCTATGACCCGACCGACCCGGAAGGCAACAATGTTGCCGCCGTGGTCAATGCGCTGCAGGTGGTACACAAGCGCGACCTGGACTTCACCATCGAGTACCACCGCATGGGCGCGCTGCAGGGCAAGCTGCTCGATGCCGATGGCTCGGTGATCATCGACTTCTACGAGGAGTTTGGGGTCAAGCAGGTGGTCATCGGCATGGAGCTGAACAAGGATGACACCAAGGTCCGCGCCAAGTGCATCGCCATCAAGCGCGCGATCGAGGCCAAGCTGGGTGGCATCCCGTACACCGGCGTCCACGTGTTCTGCAGCGCCGGCTTCTTCGATGCCCTGACCGACCACCCGGACGTCCAGAAGGCGTACGAGCGCTGGCAGGACGGTGCCGCCCTGCGCGATGACGTCCGCAAGGGCTTCGTGTTCGGCGATATCACCTTCGAAGAGCTGCAGGGCAATACCGGCGGCGATCTGGCCCTGGCCGATGGCGAGGCGATCGCGTTCCCGCTGGGTGTGCCGGACATGTTCCTGACCCGCTTCGCGCCGGCGGACTACCTGGAAACGGTGCGCGGCATCGGCCTGCCGTACTACACCAAGACCGCCCCGATGCGCATGAACAAGGGCATCCAGCTGGAAAGCCAGTCCAACCCGCTCAACCTCAACACCCGACCGGACGCGGTGATCCGCCTGAAGGCCGGCGCGAAGTAAGCCAACAGTGCCTGGCCCGCTCCGGCGGGCCAGGCAGGAGGGTGTATGGCCCAGATCAGGATCGGGGTCGACCCCGACAACGTCTTCGGGAGACAGCTGACCGCGCTGGAGCAGTCCCAGCTGCCCTACGCTGCATCGCAGGCCGCCAACAAGGTGGCCTACGAGATCCGCGAGCGCTGGAAGCGCCAGGCGCCGCGGGTGTTCGACCGGCCCACGCCGCTGACAGTCAACGCAGCGATGTATCGCAAGGCCACCAAGGCCCAGCCGTACGCCGAAATCTACCTCCGGGACGAAGCCTTCAAGGGGACGCCGCCGGCGAAGTACCTACTTGCCGAGGTGGATGGTGGTCAGCGCCGCCGGAAGGGCTTCGAGCGGCTGCTGCAGAGCCGAGGCCTGCTGTCGCCGACGCAGTTTGCGGTGATGGGTCGGGGCGCTCAGGCGAACCAGTACGGCAACGTTCCGGCCGGCCAGGTGACCAAGATCCTGTCGCAGCTGGGCGCCCAGCGGGACCGGTACCAGAACGAGACCAGTGTCAGCCGGAAGCGGCGACGGGGCAAAGGCAACAACCGTGATGGCGAGTACTTCGTGATCAACAAGCGCCGCGGCGTGCTTCGCCCGGGCATCTATGAGCGAATCGGACGCGGATCGGGTGTCCGATCCATCTTCATCTTCACCAACACCGCCGCCTACACGCCGCGCTACGACATCTTCGGCATGGCCGAGGACACCTGGAAGCGACTGATGCCGTTCTTCCTGAAGCGCGAGCTGGAAAAGGCCATGGAAACCGCGAGGCCACTGCCTTGAATCAGAAAGCCTTCATGCAGGCCTTCGACGCAGTCGCGTTCGATGCCTTCAGCGCAGCCGGCGTCGCCGATGCTGCCCACTACAAAGAACCTGGCGGCGCGGTTGAGGTGCCATGCACGGTTCTGCTGGACGAGGCCGTCGAGCAGTTCACGCCCGACGATGTGGCGCCCATCGCGACCACCATTGATCGGGTCACCCTGCAGCTGGCCGAGATCAGCCCGCGCGCTGGCGGTGTGGTGCGTATCGATGGCACCGGCCGCCGGCTGAAGCTGGTCCAGAAGATCCGTGCCGACGAGTCGACGGCGGTGTGGGAGGTGGCCAATGTCTGACCGCACCCCTAGCCCGCGAGAGCAGCTGCTGCAGGCGATGGGTAAGACGCTGCAGCTGATCAGCACCGACAACGGCTACCTGACCGATGCCGGCGCCGGTTGGACACTGGAGCCGAAGCCCGGTGATCAGGACACGCAGACTGTGCTGACGGCCGTGATCGAGAAGCAGCAGCGGGCGGAGAGCCCCTCGAAAGTGAACACGCACCGGCTCACCACCGTCAGCGTCATCGCCAAGGTTCGCACCGACACCGAGGAATACCAGCAGGCGCTGGATGACCTGGTGACCGATATCGAGGCCGCCATGGATAGCCGGAGCGTAGCCCGCAACTTCCCCGACGGCATCCAGGTGCCGGTGTACGTCGGCATGGAACCGCTGATGCCGGAGAAGGCCAGCGCCGGCTGGGTCGGCGTGCTGATCACCTACCAGACCCACATCCCAAGAAGTAACCCGCCGCACAGC